TTGTTGCCGCCGTCCAAAAATGGAAAAGAACATTTCTCACCGATGAACTACGCAAAGAGATCGAGGCGGATGACCTTCTCGAAGATTTTGCACTCATAATCAATCTATAAACAACAACAAAACAGGAGCAAAAACAATGAAAGAGTACAACCCACCGTTAGAGCAAAGAGCGCAGTCCGCGCGCTGGCTTTTACATGTCGCGCTTGATGTCCTTAACAGGTTAGACGACTACAAAGATCCAAACAAGGCAAAGGCAAGCGCGATTCGAGCAATTAAAGAAGCCATGCGAGAACTCAAAGGAGCAAAACAATGATAATAAACATAGGCGATAGGGTATTTGCAAAAACAAAAATTATTCGATGCGCAATTCTTGGCACCGTACAGCAAGCCAATGACGAACGCGTCTTGGTTGTATTTGACAATCCATTCAAAGGCATCGATCGTTGCTGGGTCGAACGTCGCGCATGTCAGCACGCAAGCAAGCCCAAAGCACCAAAGACACAAAACAAGGCCATCAAAGCGCACACAAACCGCATTATTGATGGATTGGAGACAACGTAACATGAAGAAAACATACAAGAATAGAGCAATGCGATCGGCGCCCGTCGATCGCTCGAAACCGCAAACCGGCAAACCCGAAGACAAAATTAAAATCTATCTCGGCGCGCCGCATCGAGAGATCGCCGAGAAGATAGCCAAAGATATGCAAATAAGCCTCGAAGAACTTATACAGCGATACATTTGTCAAATGGTTGCCGATCGTCGGTGGCCGCGATAAAATACAAAGGCAGTCCTTCCGACTGTGCTTTTGTTTTGTTTTGGGGCGCTCGCCTTTCGCTTCTTTGTGTGGGCGCCCCATCACAAAACAGAGCTCCTATGTATAGGTTTTTGTCATCGAGGCGGGTTTTCTTTGTGGTTGCCCGCCTCTTTTTGTTTTTCTAAAAAATAAGTCTTGACGTTTATATCATTATCCTATATTGTTATAGAGACAAAACAAAAGGAGCAAAACAATGAACTTTAAAAATAAAAATTATGCAGGTAGTCTCTATAAAGAAAATGGCGAATGGGTTGTCTATATTTGCGATTTTAATGCGCAAACCTTCAAAAGAGATTGGTTTAAGCATTTTGAATACAAAGCCGCCGCGGCCCGATACTACAATGATTATAAATCTTGCAAATAACAGCAAGACAAAGGAGCAAAACAATGAAAACAACTGTTATTATCACTATCAAAAGCAAAATAAGCGGCGCATATATGCGCGACACACAAGAGCTAACCGCATCCGAGATTATCACCGTAGTTAATGATTATATCGAAAACGATTTCGAGATTATTGCGCTCGAAGAGCTTGATGAGACTGTAGAGGCCTTTTACAGCAAGCGCATGACCGACGCGGATCTTGATGCAATGGCGGCGGACATACCCGAATGAAAACGCAGATCGATAACATTTACAACCGATGCAAGACCAAGCACACCGCAAAGAAGCAAGGCGATCTCTTGATTGACTGCTCTTGTGTTGTGCATGAGGGTTTTATAACCTTTGTTGGTACCTCGAAAGGCAAGGCGGGCGAGTTGTACCATACGACAATTTGGGCAGGCAAATACACCGGCGCAAAGTGCGATTGCAAAGGATACCAGATCAAAAAGAAATGCAAGCACCTTCTCGCGCTCGCAATGTGGGCAAGGGGTGAAAGGTGATCACGAACAAAGAACAGGAAATGAAAGAACTTTGGGGCCAAGCCAAGCGCGCCGCGCGTGCCATGGATGGCGCCATAAGGGCAAAGAACCAAGAGTCGATCGATATACACAAAGCCGCACTTTTGCGTATATTGGATCGCATCGATGAAATAGTCAAAGACAAAGCAGAGGAGATCAAAAATGAAGAACAGTAAGATTTTGAGCGTCGGCGGTGATGGTCGCAGCAAAGACCGAAAGAAGCGCAGTACATCGCCTACTTTGAGCGTAGTATTTCCGCGTGAGATGCTTGACCGCATAGAAGAGCAGGCTTGGAAGGCCCGAATAAGCAAAGGTGAATTTGTGCGCCGGCTCGTTGAGAAAGGCTTGAAGTGACGAAGTTCAACAAACAGATATTTGATAAGCTCGTGAAAGCAAGGGCCAAAGGACACACGCTCGAAGAGTGTGCGTATTTGGCCGGTATTCACCGCATGACGCTGTCGCGGTGGCTTGAATACGGCAAGAACGGACAGCAACCCTTTCAAGCGTTCTATCGGCGCTTTGAGCGAGGGAAAGCGCAGGCGGCGGGCGTGCTCTTGGATACGCTTTATGATCAAGCGGTCGCCGGTTGTCGTTCGAGTGCGTTCTTTTTGTTGGAACGTGTCCATGGTCGCAGAAAAGATCCACCGCCGCCGCCGATACAAATAAACATCGAGGCCGATCGCGATGTTGCCGGCATACTGAATGACTATCACAGCATCGTGCAACCGCTTTTGAGCGGGCCTATCATCGATCTAGATGAGGAATGACAAAAGTGACAATTGTTACAAAGCAAAAGGAGCAAGAAAATGAAAGAAGTAGACTGCAAAACGCAGAAAATGATTAAGCTTTTGATAGAGCGCAAAACACTGTCCGAGCTGGAAAAGATGAAAAAAGAATATGGTGAAACCGTATCTATTTTGCGTCTATTGGGTACGCCGGCCGATGATGAGACACAACAAAAACAAGACAAGCTTTTCTTTGTCGAGCGCTGTGTACGCCTCGCAGTTGAGTATTTAAAAAGCATGCCGCAAGCATAAGGAGCAAAACAATGAACAATAAAATCAAAGGTGATCTCGCCAATAAATACAAAGCAAGACCAAACAACGGTCTATTAAAAAAGATTCTCGATTTTCTGAATGTCGAAGCGCACAAAAATATTCCCTGGACCGTACAAGAGATCAAAGATGATCTTGCGATGGGCAATGGAATCTATGAAGCGATCTATCAACTCGCCGCCGAGGAAAAAATCGGCTTCGCCTCGCGTGTCTATCATGATTTTGCAGTATCGGAAGACGCAAAGGTTCGCAGTCTATCAAAGAGAATTCGAATGATTGTATGGAGCAAAGGATCGAATATATCGGCGCCTCTCTTGGATGATTGGATCGACGAGGACTCTATGGAGCAAGGTCGCCTCTTTGGTGCCGATCTCGAATCCATGGACAGCGAAGAACTCGCGGAACTTATCGATCGGGCGAAGCGATTGCAAATTGCGCGCGGCGTCGATCGTCGTTATGCGGTCCTATCCAAAGAGCACCGCGAGAAACTCACCGATGTATTCGCCGGTATTGGTATTACGGATCCGGTCTATTATGCGTATAGTGATGACGACATGTCTTTTCTTACATACACCGCCGTACCCGACATGCCGATCGACATTGTTATGGACAACGGACACGGGCCGGTACGCTTTAATTGTCGCAGTCTTACCATATTCGGAAAAGGCATTGTCAATGCAACCGATAGTATGTTCGGCGGTGGCGAATGAGACGAAGATTCAATCAAGCGCTACTCCCAAAAGAGCCACCGAAGCGCGGCGAGAACCTACCAAAACCAAAGCCGATCGGTAGTTCGTTTAATCAATGGTTTCGTCATAAGCTCGAAGAGAACGGTGTAACCGTTGCGTATTTTTGTAGGGTATCCGGCCAACCATATCCAACCGTTCGCGGCTGGCTGTATCGATGTAATCCGCATGTATGGGGCCAATGCCGGATCGCCGAGGCCTTCGAAAAGATGGGTTTTGGCAAATATGAGGATATAAGAGAAGCAATCCGAGTTCTTTGTGATAAAAAATAAAGAATTGGAGCGCGTAAGAAAGCGATTGATCGACATTGCGCAAGGGTACCCGCTTGCTTTGGCGCGCCTTTGGGGGCCTCATTGTCATCGGTGGGACGGTTTCGCCGCAAAGAGTGAACGGGCCCGCGGTTGCGGCGCTCCAATGCGTCGGATCGGGCTTGGTTTGTATCGGTGCGACGCGTGCGACATCGAAGAGAACAGAACGGCACAACAAGAGGCGCTTTTGCGTTTGGGTGATGTTCGCGAGGCATATCTATGTACCGGTGGCAATAGAGCGGGCAAAACCGAGCTCGGTGCGATGTTTGCGATCGCAACCGCCGCCGGATCGAATGAATGGTGGGTGCGCGAATGGCTTGCGCTCAATAACCTGCCTTTGGATCTGGTGCCAGAAAAGCCCAGTACGGTATGGTATGCGGCTTTGTCTTATGGCGATGCGCTCGAATACGGCCGGCCAAAACTCGAACGGTACGCGCCACAAGGTACAAAATATACACGATGGAAAGCACAAGATCGGGCCTCTATGAAACTTCCAAACGGCGGCCGGATTGTTTCGCTTTCGTGTGAGAGCGGGCGCGATAAGTTCCAAGGATCCGCGGTGTCTTTGTGTTGGCTTGATGAAGAGCCGCCGATCGAAGTCTTTGAAGAATGCATGCTGCGAACGGTCGACCTTCGAGGAAAATGCTTGATCACCGCAACGCCGCTTAAGGGTATTACATTTTTGCATGATATTTTTGTGGATCAATGTCCCGACGGTTTCGGGCATTATGCAATCTCGGGTCTAGACAATCCGTATGTATCAAGTCCAAAGCTTCGCCGCGCGGTGTCGCATCTATCCGAGGCAAGTCAACAAGCGCGCCTCTTTGGCGCCTTTACAAGTCAAAGCGGCCTCGTCTATCCGGAGTTCGATCGGGCGGTGCATGTGTGCAAACCCTTCGAGATCCCGAAAGAATGGCCGCGTGATTTGGCGATTGACTTTGGTGTGCGCAATCCCTTTGCCGCGCTTTGGATCGCACATGACGAAGACACTGACACGCTCTATGTGTACAGAGAATACTTTAAGACTGAAAAGACAACGCTTGAAAACGGGCGCATGATTCGCGCGCTTGGTGCGAGAGATCCCGATCTGCGGTGGATTGTTGCGGATCCTGAGAGTAAAGACGCGCGTTTGTTGATGGCCCGTGAATTGGGTATGCATACCAAGAAAGCGCCAAAACATATCGGTGTGGTGGAGACAATCAATCTTCTGAAAGACCGCCTCAAGCTCAATGCCGAAGGCCGGCCCGCGCTTGTGGTGTTCAACAACTGCAAAGAGTTACTCAAAGAATTTCGAAAATACAAATGGAGCAAGGGAAAGGGCAAAGACAAACCAGAGAAGCAATTCGATCATGGCTTGGATGCTTTAAGGTACGAAGTGGCCTTTTTGTACAGATATCGCAAATACCGATCTTGAAAAAAGTTGTAGAAAGTTGTTGACGAATATATGAATATACTATATTCTTATAGAGACAAAACAAAAGGAGCAACAAAATGAATTACACAGTCAACGGATACGAGATCGCTTTAAATCTTCAAAAAGTGCAAGGTAAAACAGAGTATCATAGCAAAATCACAAAACGCGGCAAGATTCAAGCCGTTATTATAGATATGCGCTCAACTGGTCACGGCTTTGTTCCGCAAGCGAATCTGAAAATCTCAGAAATAAATGCGGTCTCTTTGCACATCGAAGCGGTGCGACTCTTCAAAGCATCCGGCAAGGTTTCGCACGTCGAGATCCATGATATGAGAACGGCAAGAATTAAGATTTTGAACAGTGGCGATCGTTTCTCATGGTCGCAGCTCGACAACGCAGACAAAAGCGGTATCAAGAGCGCTATCTCTATGATGCAGTCTATCACGATGGGTTCTATGACCTACATACCAGTATTTTAAAAACAACCAACAAAGGAGCAAAACAATGAAAACAGATAAAACACTACTCGAAGAGAAGATCGCAAAGCTTATCCTTCGACGCAAACAAGCACTTAAGGAAAAAGATTGGCTCAAAGCCGCGGATCTCGAAATACGCATCGAAGCCACCGAAGCCAAGATTAAAAGACTATGAGATTAAGGCCATTTTTTAGTTATTACGGTTCGAAGTGGGCAATTGCCCACTTGTACCCAAGGCCGCAACATAAGGCGATTATTGAGCCTTTCGCGGGATCGGCTCAATACTCTCTTTTGTACTGGTATAAAGACGTGTTCTTGTATGATCTTGATGATAACATCTGTATGGTTTGGGATTACTTGATTAGCGCTACAGAAAAAGAAATTGCATCTCTTGATGTAGATTTTGAACATATTGATGATCTTAAAGGCTATACCCAAGAACAAAAAACACTTTTGGGTTTTTGGTGTGCAAAAGGCGCCGCATATCCTCAAAAAAGGAAGAGTTCTTTTTTGAAGCAATACAGCGGTACCGCAGATTATAGACGCCGATGTATCGATCAAATGCAATATATTAGGCATTGGAAAATAAAACAGTGTAGTTACGAGGATGTAAAAAACATGGATGCTACATGGTTTATTGATCCTCCGTACAAAGACAAAGGATCTTATTATCGGTGCTCAAGCTCAGGTATTGATTTCGATACGCTTGCCTTATGGTGTAAGAGTAGAAGAGGATCTGTAATTGTCTGCGAAAATGCGGGCGCGGATTGGCTTCCGTTTGTGGATCTTGTAAGATCAAGATCCTTAAGGCGCGGCATAAAAAATAATGAATGCATTTACACGAACATGCCAGAAGAACAGACATCTTTATTTGGTGATTCATGAAATACAGCGATAAAGAACTCGCAGACTGGGCGGATATTGCATCCGCCCGCGTCTTATTTGGCGACTGTATGGAAAAGATGAAAGAGATCCCCGACTGCTCTATTGATGCCGTGGTGTGCGATCCCCCTTATGGCCTTTCTCCGGATTCTGTTGCGCGTACATGGGCCGACATCGAAGAGGGGCGCAAGATTGGCGGGTTTATGGGTAAGGGTTGGGATGCGGCGGTACCCTGTCACAATTTCTTTGCTGAGTGCTATAGAGTTTTGAAGCATGGCGGACATCTTATCGCCTTCAGTAGTACACGCACCGTTTTTGCTCTTGGTATGGCATGTCAGAAAGGAGGGTTTGAGCTTCGGGATCAAATCTTTTGGTGTTATTTTAGTGGGTTTCCAAAGTCGCACGATATAAGCAAGGCGATCGATAAAGAGGCGGGCGTGGTGCGTGAGGTTGTTGGTAGGCATCCGAATCCGGCAAGTGAAATATATCAAGGCGGAAGCCTTGATAGAGATATACCGATCACAAAACCAGCAACCAAAGAGTCCGAACGATGGTCTGGCTTTGGTACCGCTTTAAAACCGGCCGTTGAACCTGCACTGCTCGCACGAAAACCACTTGAAAAAGGTTTGACGATTGCACAGAATGTTTTGAAACATGGCACAGGGGCACTCAATATAGATGGCTGTCGTTTTGGTTATGGTGATCCTTGTTGGGTTGGGCCTCAAGATAATCAAAGTGGTTGGATGAAATCACGGCCTGATTCACAAGGTGATTTTTTAGCATTGCAAAAAGAAAATTTGTTTGTTGGAAGTGATCAAGGCCGTTGGCCTGCAAACCTCTATCAATGCGCCAAAGCATCACGATCCGAACGTGAGGCGGGCTTGTCACATCTTGAAGCGCAAAAAGGTATCGCAAAGCAAGTACATGGAGAAGAATCTAAAGGCTTGAATAGCCCAAGAGCGGGTGCGGGCCGCACTGCTGATGAAGTGCGCAACATTCATCCGACAGTCAAACCTTTGAAGTTAATGCGGTGGTGCTGTCGTCTTATTGGAGGCCAGAAAGGATCGGTTATCCTTGATCCGTTTGGCGGCAGTGGCACAACGGGCGCAGCGGCGATTTTAGAGGGCTTTGATTGTATCCTGATAGAGCGAGAGGCCGAATATCTGCCAATCATAGAAGGCCGTTTGCAGTGGGCGCGTCAAGAGTATAAGAGAGAGAATGCACAGCTTAGACTTTTTGATGATTGATATGGAAAAAATAGAAGCGGCAATACTTCGCTCGATAACAAAATTGCACCATTGCATGAGCCTGATCCGGCCATTGCAGGACGAAGCGAACACACACCGCGCAACACTTCGAAACCTCATTACCGCATACAAGGCGCGCGTCACCGAATGCGAACTCGATGATCTCTTGTTTGCAATTATTCGAGACGATGCATTGTCTTTTGATGACATACAGATCGTCTTTGATCTCAATGATTCTTTGTTCGAACTGGCTTTGCAGCGCATGAGAGAGCGAAATTAAAAATATCTTGAAAATAAATGCAAAGTATTTCTTTGTTTTACTTGCTATCAATATACTGTAATGGTAGAATGATTATACCAAACAACAAAACAAAGGAAAAACAAGATGACCGAACAAGAAGCAAACAAGATTATCAAGCAAGAAGTTGAGGCGCTTGGCTGGACTTTTACTGATGCGTACACCTACGAAGATAACGGTGTATACTGGGGCGCAAGTTTTGAGAGCGTACCGAATACATACGGACATCCGCAAGTCATGGTTAGAATCTGCATAAAAACAAAAAAAGTTCATACTCAAGGACGAAAGAAGTAATCATCACCAACAAACCAAACAAGGCCCGCCTTTGAGCGGGCCTTTTTATTTTCTCTCAAAACGTGCTATATTAGCCTTTGAGAGGTGAGTATGTCAAAGGATCTACCGGC